GGTCCTCAGGTCCAAGTCACCAGCGGTGACGCTTCCATCATCTACCAAGGTGATGTGATCGTTGGTCGTCTCGCCATGGGCGCTGACTACCTGAATCCTGCTGCTTGTGTGGAACTGTTTGCTGGCGCTGCCTCTGGCGACGCTGCTTTCTGATCTTTAATTCGATCAATACTGGGGGAGCTTCGGCTCCCCTTTTTTTTATCTTTTGATAGGTAACTATGCCCTTTCCTACTTATGCTGCGTCCACCGAACTGGATGCTGTAAATCAAATACTTAGCTCAGTGGGACAGGCTCCTGTCACCACACTAGATCTGCAGAACCCTGAAGTATCTATTGTACTCAACACCCTCCGGGAAGTTAATCGTCAAGTTCAATCTGAAGGTTGGATCTTCAACACTGAACGTGAGTATGAGATGACTCCCGACAGCACTACTAAACAGATTGCATATCCATATAATATGCTGCAGATTGATACTAACACTGAGTATCATAAGAACAAGTATGATGTAGTTCGCCGTAACGGTAAACTATATGATCGTCTGCATCACACCTTTACTTTTACTGATTCTATTAAAGCAGACGTTGTTTGGTTCTTTGACTTTACCGACGTTCCTCCTGCTATTCAAACCTATATTACTGCCCGAGCAGCTCGCATGTGTGCTACCAAGATGATTGGTGACCGTGAGCTTAATGCACTTCTCCAAGAACAAGAATTTAACACTAGAGCATCTGCCATTGAATACGATTGTAATCAAGGTGACTACTCTATGTTCGGGTTCAGAGATGGTGAAAATTATTACAATAGCTATCAACCCTTCCAAGCATTGATGCGATGAGTACTGTAACCCAAAGGATTCCAAATCTTCTTCTTGGCATTTCACAACAGCCTGATAACCGTAAGTTTCCTGGACAACTGCGGGACTCTGTGAATGCTTTCCCAGACTATGCTCTTGGTCTTCTCAAGCGCCCTGGTGGTCAATTTATAAATGAACTGTACGGCGCTACTCCTGAAGGTAAGTGGTTTTCAATCCTTAGGGATCCACAGGAAAAGTATGTCGCCCAATATGATGATTACACCTTCCGTGTGTGGAGTCTTATTGATAGTGCATTAGGAGAAGCTGGTTCTCCTCGTGCTGTTGATATGGGTAGTAATACAGGTGTTCCAGGTACCTGTAAATTAGAGGATATTCTTTCTATTACTAATGCAGGTTCAGGTTTAACAGATGGTACTTTTACTGATTTAGCTACTGCTACAACAGAGTCTGGTACTGGTTTAACTGTTGATCTTGTTATTGCTAGTGGTGTTGTTACCACAGTAACCATCAATCAATCTGGCTCTGGTTATGCTGATGGTGATACCATTACAATGAGTGACACTGGTACATATCCCAGTGTTGAGTTTTCATATGATGAAGGTTTAAAAACTAGACTGGCTACTTACAATGATGCAGTAGAAGACACTGCTGCTAAACTGGCTCTGCTTCATGCTGCTCAAGCTGACTATGCAGAGATTCTTGCAGGTCAGAATGAGACCCAAGAGTCACTGTTTGAAGTATCTTACACCTATCCTTCTGGTGAAGTAGATCAAGCACTAAAGTCAGGTATTCTGAATAATGCAAGTGGTGTCTACACTGTTAAAAACAACGACACTGTTGTAAGCGTTAGCACAACTCTTCCTGCTAACTACGCACTGGGTACTGAGTACACTGATGAATATCCGCTGCTCGCTGCTGAAGGTTATCGTGTCTACCAAGCTATTCTGACTGTTGCTGCTGCTAATACTGCTGCTGAACTGACTGCAGCGGAGACAGCAATGAACACGGCTCAGACTAATTATGATAACGCAGTCACCGCAGAAGCTACAGCTAAAACCAACTATGATGCAGAAGTAACTAATTGTACTATTACTGCTACTCCATCTAACGGTTACCTGTACGGCGCTACCGCTGATGACATTGAACTTCTAACTCTTAACGACTACACCTTTGTCCTTAACAAGGCGAAGACTGTAGAACTTAAAACAACGCTTAGCGAGACTCAGCCATATCAAGCATTTGGTGTTGTCAAAGTTGTCGGTACTGGTCACTATAAAATTCTTCTTAACGGTACCGAAGTTGGTATTCACAACGCAGGTACTGGTGGTGATGTAGATGGTATCGTTTCAGACCTTGTTTCTGACATTGATGGTTATGTACTCGGCACTACAACCTTCTCAGCTTATGCAGTTGGTCCCGGTTTTTATATCACTGCTAACGAAGATTTTGAAATCTCAGCAGTTGGTGGTCCATCTGAATCTGCATTGTTTGTATTTAAGGAGTCCACTCCAACTGTTGCTGACTTACCTCTTCAATGTAGAGATAATTACGTTGTAAAGGTTGTCAACAGTCAAGACATTGAAGTTGACGATATGTATGTCAAGTTCAAGACTGATAATCTTACGACTGTTGATGCTACCTATTCCAGGTCTGGAACAACTATTACTGTTACTCTTGCTGATCATGGCTTTCCTGATGGCTATGAGATGGAGCTTGATTTTACCTCTGGTGATGGTGTTGATGGTGTCTACCGAGTTGACACTGTAGTAGATGCCAATACATTTACTATTATTGATACTGTTAGTGGTACTACTTCTGGTAACGTTACTATTACCAAAAACATTTACGGTGCTGGTATTTGGGAAGAGACGATTGCTCCTGGTATCAAGTATGAGTTTGACCCTTTGACCTTGCCTCATCAGCTTGTTCGTGAGTCTGATGGTTCCTTTACCTACGGTCCTGTTGAATGGCAAGACCGTCTTGTCGGTGATGAAACTACTAACCCTGATTCTAGTTTTGTAAACCAAACGATTAGTAACATTTTCTTCTATCGTAACCGTCTTGGGTTTCTTTCTAACGAAGCAGTGATCCTCAGTCGTGCTGGTGATTACTTTAACTTCTGGGCAACGACAGCTTTGACAGTTACTGACGATGATCCTATCGACGTTACTGCAACTTCTATTCGTCCAGTTAACCTTCGTTACGTCCGTCCTACCAGTGTTGGTCTTGTTTTGTTCAGTGATACTGAGCAATTCATTCTAACTACTGATGCTGACATTTTCAGTCCTCAAACAATCAAGCTTAATGAGCTATCGAGTTATGAGTGTGATTCTTCCGTCGAAGCAGTTGGACTCGGCTTGAGTCTTGGCTTTATCTCTAAGACTCCGCTTTACACTCGTTTCTACGAGCTTGGTAATATTGGTAAGGATAATCCGCCTAGTGTTTTTGAACAAACACAGATTGTTCCTGAACTAATTCCTGAAACAATTGATAGCATGATTGCTTCACCTGCTTTGTCCCTTGTTTCTATGGCGACAACAGGTAGCAAGACTGTGTATCAATATAAGTTTTTCCAAGGGCGAGAACAACGAGCTTCTGCTTGGTATAAGTGGGACTTGACTGGTACTGTGCTTGATCAATTCTTTGACAATAACATCTATTACGCTACTATTAAGAGTGGCACTAATGTCTATGTTCAAAGCTTTGACTTGACTCAAGCAAGTGAAGAAGGTTTCCTGACTCTACCTACTGGAGAAAAGACTGATGTTTGCCTTGATCTTTGGAGTGTTAATCCTTATCGAACCTACAACTCTTCTGCTGACACAACTCGTATCTTTTTACCGTATGATGAAGTCAGTGGTGGAACGCTGTCTGTAGTGGTTCTAGGAGGCTACATAGGCGACGATACAGGCGTAGGTAGTGCATCGGTAGGGGCAGTACTTTACCCCACCGTACAGGGCACTGCAGGTGCCTATTACGTGGATATTGATGGAGATTATCGTGGACGTGATCTAATTATTGGTTACATCTACACGATGGAAGTTGAGCTTCCTCAATTCTTTGTTACTCAAAGTGATAATCAAACAGCTGTTACTGATTTTACCTCTGATCTTATTATCCACCGTATCAAGGTATCCACTGGTCTTAGCGGTCCTGTGAAGTATCAAGTGACTATCACTGGTCGTCCTGAGTGGAGTAACACAATTGAAGCTGTTGCTCCGTATGATTATGTACTGAACAATGTGAACATGGCAGCCGATGCTGTTCACAATGTACCGATTTACCAACGCAATGAGAATCTCAACCTTAAGATTATTGGTGACTCTCCGTTCCCAGTTAGTCTGTTGAGTTTGAATTGGGAAGGTAAATATAACACTGGTTTCTATAGACGTGCCTAATGACTACATCCACCCGTGGTTTTACTTTTAAACCAGCTACCATTAACGACACCTTAGAGCTAACCAGTCAAATGCTCCAAAGAGGACTGCTAGACTTTGAAAGGGTAGGACAACATCCTGTCCTTTCGTTAGCTATGTACATCCATGAAGATGACTCCTATCTGATCTACGGACCTGATGGGAGTCTATATGGAGCGTATGGTGTTGCATCTGATGACTCCTTTTGGATACAGATGACAAACCAAGTTAAGAATAATCCTCGCACGACTGTGAGGTTTGGTAAAGCGTTAATGGAACACATTAACCGTCCTTATCTTTGGACTACTATTGATATAAAAAATACTGATCTAATTAACTTAGCTAGGTATTTAGGTTTTAAGGTTCTACGGGTGTTTCCAGATGGACCTGACAATGTTTACTCTATAGAGATCGTACGATTATGCTAAACTTTGCACCTGCAGCAGCAGCTAGCGGCGCATCATACAGCGGGGGTGCAGCTACTGGTGCTTTTACATCTAGTGCTGGTAGCGGTGCCTCTAGCGCCGGTCTATTCGCTAACCCTGTTGGTCTAGCTCTTGCTGGTGGTCAGCTTGCCTTTGGCATTGCTAACATGATTCAGCAAGACCAACTAGCAACACAACAAGCTTACAACCAAGCATACAGTAATGCTATCAATCAAGCAAGAGTTGAAGAACAAAATAGGCAGATAAAAGCTGCTTATGAAGCTAAGCTTGATTTTACTAAACAACAAATTGAAAACAACGCTGCTGCTGCTGATGCCTCTTGGGTTGCTGAGCAGATGCGTCTTAATGAAGTTTATGACACTGCTGCTTATAAAAGTCAAGCAATGCAAAAACTTTTGAAAGAAGCACTTGGTACTGCAGCTGCTCGTGAAGTCTACGGTAAAAGTGCAAGACGTGGTGCCCTTGTGTCTACCTTGGGTGCTTATGGTCGCAGCCGTGCTCAACTTGTTGATTCTTTGATGAGTGAAACTACTGCTGCTCAAATGAGAATGGAACAAGTTGAAAGACAGGCACTGGCACAGAATCAACTTGCTATCGCTGGAGTGGCTGTGGCACCAACTCTTGCTACGTTTACTCCTACTCCTATGCCTGCAGCTCCTGGATTCGGTGAAACTGCTATGCAAGTTGCTGGTCTCGGTATGCAAGCGTTCCAAACTGGTTATGGCATCACTCCTAGTGGTGGTTCTTTCTTAGGTATTCCAAAGGCTTAACAAATGGCAAAATTTGAAGAAGAGAGTTTGTTTCGTGGAGCAGCGCAGAGCCAAGGCTTTGCACCTATGCAAGCTCCCGACACTTCTCGTTTCCTACGGGAAAACATGGGTCAAATTGACCGTAACTTTGCTCAATTAGAACAGGCTCAATCTACTGCTCTTAATAACAAACTAAAGCGTCAACAAGAGGTTTTGTCTACTCTTAGCCAGTTCTCTACGACTGCTATGGAGTTTGCAAAGAATCAAGGAAAAGCTTACATTGATCAGCAAATTATTGAAGGTCAGAATAAAGCACGTAGTCTTGGTAAATCACTAAACTACGGTATTCCTGCTGAAAAAGAAAGGCAATTCAACGATACTCTAAATCAAGAAAAGCAAGTTCAGTCTCAAATGGCTGATGTTGCTCTTGATATGGGTAAGCAGAATGCTCCTATTGAAGCAATCAATTATATCAAGTCTCTTCCTCAGTATCAACGTATCGGTGCTTACCGTACGTATCTTGCTAATAAAGCAGGTACTTACAAAGCTTACCTAGCAAACTTCCTTCAACGTGGAGACATCAATCTTCCTCGTCCTGGTGGTGGTACGTTTACTCCTCAACAAGTTGATGACAACCCTGAGTTGTTGCAGATTGTTTTAGGTGCTGCTGGTCGGATGTTTATGGCAGAGGAAGTCGGCATTGGAGCAGACTTCAACCCTACTGGCGTCGCTGCTAAACCATTGTATGAAGCAATGGATAAGACAGATGACGAGTATATGTACAACATTCGTCAACAGAGTGCTATCAATAACTCTGCTGATATGATTGCTCAAGCTCGTGAAACCTTCCGTGCTAATGGTGATCTTAATGCATACTTGTCTTCCTTGACTGGTAGCATTAATGAATATGGTAAGATGCGAGGTAGATCTGAAGCTCTTACTGAAATCTTTAAAGAGATTGAAACTGCTTATGCTGCTGGTGATACAGAGATCCTAAATTCTTTGGATCAACCTGTTGACGGTGATGCCAAAGGTCAAACCTGGCGTCAACGATTTGCCAACCGTATTGAAGGTGAGAAGGGTCTTAACGCTGCTATTGATGTAATTGATCGTCGCAACCGTGCTCGGTTAGATGAACAAGAAAATGAAGATATGAAGCAGCGTGAGCGCAGCTGGCGTGAAGCTAAGATAGATATGGCAAACCGTGGCGTAGTGCCTACCGAAGCCATGCTAAAGGCGGCGCTAGATGACGCTATGAAGGAAACAGGTAGACCTGCTTCTGCATTTCCTTGGATCACTAATACGATGACCCAAGAAAAACAGGATCGTGAACAAGAAGAAGCTGCTCTTAATGACCTTCGTCGGAAGCGTGGTTATCTGATTGAATCTGATCTTAGTAATGTCAGTATGGACACATATCGAAAGTTTATTTCGACTGTTCAAAATGACGAACCTCTTGCTAAACTTCCTAAGCATTTCGAGTCTGATGCAACCAGTAAGATCAATGCTTTGACTGATGATCACTTCAAGGTGACTGAGGGTGATGCTCCTAAGACGAATGATTGGCAGGATATGGCACGTCGGGCACGTGATGCTTACCGTGTTTATATTCAAGAAAACATTCAAGCTGGTATGAGCCAACAAGAAGCTCAGCAAAAAGCGTTGGATCGTGTCGAAAGGAATTTTGCTGTTAATACCTACAGCAAAGATCCTAACGTTCCTTCAACTCTTCGCTATCGTCAGACTCTTAGTTCTGCACGAACTTCTATGGCAAACCTGCCTAAGATTGACACCTATGTTTTTAACGGTACAGACAATGAACTTAAACAGCTTCAAGCTTACAGTAAAGGACAAGGTGCAATCCCTAAGCTGTACTACGATTTGGCAGTTGGTCAAAAGAACCTTACTGCTTGGGACATTGCCGCTGCTCAGTATCGTGCTGCTGGATACGGTGAACTCGGGAAAAGCACAGAAAGGGTCCAGTATGAGCGGATGGATCCTGCAGTACAAGCGGTCATTGATTATAAACCCAACGTAAATAAACTTAATCGAGCTACTACTTCTAGCTTTAACGCTCAAACTTCTTCACTGCCTAATCCTGCTTTGAAACGTGCTGCAGATATTGTAGCTAAGTATGAAGCAGCGGGAGCCGGTTATAATGCAGTCAACCAGATTGGTATCAAAGGTGGTACTGCTACTTTAGGGTTCTCTGGTGATTTCCGTAAGATGACTCAACACGCTGGACGTGCTCTTACTGATATGACTGTTGGTGAGATCATGGATCTTCAAGCTGAACCTAGTGGAACTAGGATGAGTAATACTGATTGGATTAAAAAAGGTAAACTCCATGCTGTTGGACGTTATCAATTTATTGGTCCTACTCTGAAAGGTCTTGTACAACGTCTTGGTATCTCACGTGATCAAAAGTTTACTTCTGACCTTCAAGACACATTATTCCTTTCTCTTTTGAAAAGCGGTGGTCTTGGACAATGGGTTGGACCAACTAATCACGCTACGGCTGAAGAAAAAGCACTTATTGAACAAGCTCGATCACTATTATGACATACAGCAGTTTTGATCCGTCAAAAGTTCAAATTGATTCAGCTAGTAACCTTGGAAACTTGACGGATCGTATTAACCAAGAAGAAATAGCTGAAGCACAAAAACCTGCTCCTCAACCTGAACTTGATGAAGAACAGCAGAAGAAAGCTGCTGAGGAGTATGAAAAAGAAAAGGCTGCGATGCCTACGTGGAGACGCTCCTTAGAAGAAGGTAGACCCGATCCTGATCTTATTGCTGAGAGTGACATGACTCTTGAGCAAAAGGCACAAGCACGTCTTGATGAGATGCGAGCTGCTAAACGCAGTATGCAGCCAAGTCAATACGGTCTTAGTGAAAACACCATTGAACTCTTTGATGCCATTAAAGGTGGTGCTGCTAAAACTTGGTCATCTATTATGACCTTGCCTGAGCGTGTTGCTGACATGTCTACCGGCGCTATGCAGCGTGAAATCGAAGAGACTGGTAGGTATCGTCCTGAGTTTGATCCTCTCGCTTTGTCTGACTATGACCCTGGTCTTAAAACTTGGTGGGGCAAACTGATGGAGATGGGTGTTCACTTCACTGGTCTTGCTGGTGGAGTGAAGTCCATTCCTGGTGTTGGCTCTAAGGTTGCCGGTGGTGGTGTTGCAGCTGACATCGGTGTTGGCTTTGCTAGTGACATTGTTTCTTCTACTTCTCAAGAAGGTAACCTATCCCAACAGATCTTTGAGTCTAAGGTTGTTGAACGTGTTCCTTACATGGGTGAGTTCCTCAATCGTGGTATTGGATTCCTTGCTACTAAGGATTCTGATCACCCTTGGTTGAAGACCTTTAAGAATGCTTTTGAAGGTATTGCAGCTGACGTTCTTGTTGGTTCTGTTTTGCGGAAATTTGAAGGTGGTGAAGCACTTGATGCTGAACGTAAATCTGACATCACTCGTCAAGTAGATGAAGCTATTGAAGCTGAATCACAAGCTGATGCTGTTAACTATGCAGCCGCTCGTGGTGAGATTATTGATGGCGAAACCCGTCTTGAACGAATTCAAAGGCAGATTGATGAGATGCCTGAAGGTGATGACCGTGATGCCATTCAAGAGCAGTTTAACACCATCAAACAAAACCTTGATGATCAAAAAACAGATCTTGAGAAAGGTAAGTTCAGTGCTTACACTAACCGTGACATGGCTGATCCGTGGCAAGGTGCTCCTAGCTCCCGTGCTAAGTCTGCCTTCGACGGTGCTGAGCAAGCTAAGCGGATGAATGACCAGTGGGATACTCCTGGTGCTGGTTCTACTGACTCCATGTTTACGCCGGTTCAAGCCTATCGAATGGCGACTGAATCCGGTATGACTGAAGCTGAATTGGATCGTCTTGCTAAAGAGCTTCTTACTGATAGCCGTTATCAAGAGATGAAGGCTGAGGTTGCAAAGAATAAGATGACCTTCAAAGAGGTTTATGGATATGCTTTTGAGCGTATGCAAGAAACCATTGGTCGTGATGCTACCTCTACTGATCCTGAAGACTTTTGGAAACCGTTCCTTGATGATGTTCAAGACCGCTTTGGCGGTACTGAAGCGTGGTCAATGAAGAACGTGGTTGCAGCTGACCTTGTTAATGCTTCGTTGTTCTCTCAACTGCGTGACCTTGGTATCGCTAGCCGGGAGATCTTTGACATTGCTGATGTGATGGATACCGATGGTCCGATGAAGACCATTGCTGAGCGTTTGATTGTTGGTCTTACTAACGTTAAGCGTTCTCGTTATCTGATCTCTACTGAGTTCCGTAAGCTGCAAGGTCCAAAAGCACAAGCTGCTCTTAATGAACGTGTGGAAGGTTTCCGTGCTGAATCGGAAGCTGCTGTCAACATGTTTATGGAGATGGCACAAAGATCTGACAATGATGCTGTTGCCAAGGCTTTGGTTGAAGCATTCTCTATGAGTAATAAGATCCAAAACTGGAAGGATCTTGATGCTTACATGAAGCAACGGATTCGTAACTTTGGTCTTCAAGGTGACGCCGGTATTGTCATTAAAGAGCTGCAAGGCGTGATGATGCACAGCATCCTTAGCGGTCCTAAAACGGCTCTGAGAGCTATGTCTGGTACGTTTACTGCCTCTGTACTGCGTCCTATGAACACCGCTGTTGGTGCAAGTATGCGTGGTGATTGGGATACTGCTAGAGCCAATATGGCATCTATGAATGCCTTCATGCAGACTATTCCTGAAGCTTGGAAACTCTTTAAGACTAACCTTGGTTCTTACTGGGCAGGTGATGTTGCAACTGTTAAAACTCGTTTTGCAGAAGCACGTACTAAAGCTGATGATCAATGGGCGTTGTATGAGAACTGGGTAGATACACGTGGTAGTGATGCAGACAAAGCTGCATTTGCTGTTGCTAATATGGCTCGTTCTCTTAATGATAACAAGTTCCTGACTTATAGCACTTCTATCATGGGTGCTACTGACGATGCCTTCACTATGCTGATGGCACGTGCACGGTCCCGTGAGAAAGCATTGCGTCAAGCAATGGATGAGGGTAAGACAGGTAATGTATCTGAAGTTACCCCTGAGCTACTGCGTAAGTATGAAGATAACTTCTACAAAGATCTGCTAGATGCTGATGGCAACGTTAACATTGAAAGTGATCTTTATCTGAAGTCTACTGTTAAAGAAGCCACCCTTACTCAAGATCTTAGTGGGTTTACTGCTGGTCTTGAAGGTTTGTTTAACAGCTATCCCTTCGCTAAACCTTTCTTCTTGTTTGCTAGGACTGGTATTAACGGTCTAATGCTCAGCTACAAGAGTATGCCTGGTTTGGGTCTGCTTCATAAGCAATCCGTTGACATCCTCCGTGCTAAGCCTGAAGATCTTGATTCAGTTCTTAAGTATGGAATTGATAACCCAGAAGACCTTGCTAATGCTCAAGCTCTGATTGCTGGTCGTCAAGCTATCGGTGGCTCTATTGTTACCATGGCTGGTATGCACTACATGAACGGTGGTCTTACTGGTAATGGTCCTCAAGACCGACAACTCCGTAAGCTCTGGATGGATACTGGCTGGCAACCACGTAGCATTAAAGTTGGCAACGTTTGGGTCAGTTACGACACCTTTGAACCGTTCAACACTATTCTTGCTGCTATCGCTGACATTGGCGACAACATGAAGCTAATGGGTCCGCAGTGGACTGAACAGAACCTTATGACTGTTGCACTGGCTGTTGCTGGTACTGCTACCAGTAAGTCTTATTTGCAAGGTCTTGGTCAGTTTGTTGATTTGTTCTCTGGTGAATCTAAGCAACACGAAAAGATTATTGGTGGTCTTATAAACAACACCGTTCCTCTTGCTAGCCTTCGTAATGAAATCGGTAAGATGATCAATCCTCACATGCGTGAGATTAACGGCAGTCTTGTTGAAAGTATCCGTAACCGTAACCTTTTGACTGAGTTTGGTGATGATGCTCTGGCTGTTAAGTATGACATCCTGAACGGTAAACCAATCCGTGATTGGAACTTTATGGAGCGTATGTGGAACTCCCTGAGCCCTATCAGTCTGCAAATGATTGATAGTCCTGGGCGTACTATGCTGTGGAACAGTAATTATGATCTTCGTCTTGTGAGCTACAGCTCTCCTGACAATGTTGATCTTTCTGAATATCCTCAGATGCGTTCGTGGTTCCAAGAAGAGCTTGGTAAGTTGAACCTTGAAAAGACTCTTGATGAGCTTGCTGGACGTGAAGATGTGAAAGCATCTATCAAACTTATGCAAGATGATGTACGGAACGGTAAGCGGGATCTTGATCCTATGAAAGCTTATCTGCATAACCGTCTGATTCGTGACAGGTTTGAACGTGCACGTAAAAAGGCATGGGCAAAAGTCCGTGAGAATCATCCTGATGAAACTAATGTTCTTTATGAAGAACGTGCACAAAAACGTGTTGATCTTTACCAAAAGCTTCGTGAAAGCAAAGGTCAACTTATGCCTAACATTTAATCCACCCATTCCTTTTTGTTAAAGCGTAATGGCAACTACACAAAACACATACACTGGAGATAACTCAACTGTTAGTTACTCCTTTACATTTCCATATCTTGAAGAGACGGACATTAAGGTAAGCCTTGATGGAGTCGTTACAACTGCATATACCCTGTCTAACGCTACAACGGTTACCTTTAATACGGCTCCTGGTTCTGGAGTTGCTATCCGTATTTATCGGGACACTAACAACGATGCACTGGCGGCAACCTTCTTTGCGGGTTCCGCCATTCGTGCACAGGATTTGAATGATGACTTCCTGCAGAACGCTTATGTTACTCAGGAAGTTAAGGATCGGTACCTTGATCGTCTAGCAGGCGGTACTGTTAATGGTAATGTCGCCATTAATGGCACCCTTGACATGAATGGTAACCGTATCATTGATATGGCTGATCCTACCAGCGATCAAGATGCGGCTACTAAATTCTACATTGACACCCGTCTTGGTGACATCGGTATCCCTGGTCATACTCGCTGGCGTAAAACTGCTACTGCTTCCCAGACTACCTTCTCTGGTACTGGTGACTACGGTGGAACGCTGGCTTACACCGCTACCCGTGAACAGGTCTATCTGAATGGTGCTCTTCAACAACGTGGTGTTGATTACACTGCTGATGATGGCGACGAGATTGTCTTTTCTGTTGCACTGACTGCTGGTGATATTGTTGATATTGTTTGTGTTAACAATCTCACTAACAGCGATCTGGTTCTTATCAGTGATGCTAATGTAGACAACAATGCTGGCATCGTTGCCACTAAACTGAGCTTCACTCAGTCTGGTACTGGCGCTACTGCTAGGACTGTTGACAGCAAGTTGAAGGATGTTGTCTCCGTTAAGGACTTCGGAGCTGTTGGAGACGGCACTACGGATGATACGTCAGCTATTCAGGCTGCTATTGACGCTGCTAATGCTTCAGGGGCAAGAACTGTTGTGTCTTTGGGCGGTGATTCGTATTTAGTAGCTGATGAGCTGTTTATCAAAACTAATGTGGTGTTGAAAGATGGTACGATCATCTTCCAGCCTACAGCTGGTACAAAAACAGCAATCAATATTGGCACTAGAACTGGCTCTTATCTTGTAAGGGTCGGTGGTGTGGAAAACGTTGTTGTCGATGCTTCGGGTAGCACCCAGGATGACATCACTGGATTCAACATGGGTCATGTGGCTAGAGCCTGTTTCGTTTCTAAATGTCGGGCCATTATGAACAATGGTCTTCCTCCTACTACAGACCGTAACCACATTGGCTTTTCTATCCAAGGCGTTAGACCTGATCTAGCCACATCCGCAGGAGCATACCAAAACACCTTTGATTCATGCTCTGCCTATGCATGTAGGACAGCTTATTACCTCGATACAGATGGTTTTGGAGAAACTGGTTGGGCTCCAGAGTCGAACGGTAATTTTATCACTAACTGTGCAGCCTACTCATGTTACACAAGTGCGGTTTACCTCGGTGAAGGTGCTCAAGAAAATCATGTCCAAGTACGCGCTGATACATTCGGTAGTCAGATTGGACAAGGCACTACGATCAAAGTAGTTGATGTAAAAGGCTCCTTTAACAGCGTTGAGGTTGCAGAAGAGATTGGTGCTCGTGCTGATACTCAATACACTGCGTATGTATCAGGTTCAAACGCCAGATACAACACAATAAAGTATAGTACACAGCAGGTTGTAACTGCTGCTTATGAAGATGCTACAACTGGCTCTTCAGTAGGTAAGAATGTAGGCATCAATATAACTAGATCACAAGATATTGGCGGATCTGACACATTTACAGTATCTGGATATGCTTCGATTTCAGCTAGTTCGACATCAAGTATAAGTGGTTTTGTTGCACCATGCCCTTGTGTACTGATCAGAGCTTCTGCTCGTGCTGCGTATAGTCCAACAAGCTACACCCGGTTTTATTTTGCAAAATCAGGGTCAATCGACACACTTCAACGCCTTACGTGGAGTAGCTCAGACGCTGCAGGCACAGTAAAAACTAAGTTCAATGACCCTACGTCAGCAGGCACAATTGATTCAAGGTTTATTTATGCAGCTGGAGAGTTTTGCGATGTTTCAGTGCACCAAGATGCGAGCGCAGGTCAAATATTACACTACACTTTGGTTTTTAAAGCATTGTCACCTGCTTAACTGGTATATGAATTTCAACCAAATGGCAAGTAGTTGTTACTAACGCTTAATCTTTTTATTTAAACAAAACCATGGCACTTACCAAAACGCTTACTCTTACAAATAACTTTGGCACAGAAAGTATCCTTGAAAATGTGTATGTAAAAATTACGAATCTTCAAGGTAATAAAGATTTAATGGAAGCAGATGTTAATCTTTTTCCAACTATTAATAATGAAAAAGGTCAGTCTATTCAAACTAGAATGGTCTCTTTTACGCCAGATCTTGACGGTCCTAACTTCATTCAACAAGCCTACGAACACCTCAAAACTCTTCCGGAGTTTGCTGATGCTACCGATTGCTGAGGTAACTTATGACTAAAACACGCGACTTAGCCGACCTGGGTGGAGGTTTCATCCAGTCTGGCTCCGGTGCAACGCAGCGCACCGTTGAATCAAAGCTGCAAGATGTGGTGTCGGTAAAGGATTTTGGAGCCGTTGGTGATGGAGTTACTGATGACACTGCGGAAATTGATGCTGCGCGAGCAGCTCATCCAAACTCTTCAATTGATTTGGCTGGAGCCACCTACAGAGTCACCTCAATCCCTGCTGGTTGGGGCATCAGCAATGGCCTACTGACTCTTGATCCTGCTAACACGGATGATCAACCTTCTAACGAAGCGTATGGCTACGGAGCATTAAGCTCTAATACTTATGTCCCAAGGCAACATAGCTCCTCTACTCTTACATGGGCATCCGGCAACTATAACGCCGCATTTGGATCGTACGCTCTCGCTAACAACACGACAGGTAGACGTAACACCGCCTTTGGCTCTGTTGCCTTGCGTTCAAACACTGACGGTTACTACAATACTGCCGTAGGTTCTTGGGCTCTACACAGCAATGTCACTGGAAACTATAATACTGCTGTTGGCGTTCAAGCATTACAATATTGCATCGGCGATAGTAATACTGCTATCGGCAATAGTGCGCTTACGACTAATACCAACGGCACTGACAACGTTGGCGTTGGCGTTCAAGCCCTTAGTCTTTCTTCAGCCGTCAACCGCACTATTGCCATTGGCAAACAAGCTGGGTTGCGTCACACAGGCAACGACAGCATTGCCATTGGCTATCAAGCATTATCTGCGCCTAGTTCCAGTGGCCTTTACAACGTAGTTATTGGCAGTGCGGCCGGCGGCAGTCTGACTACTGGAAACAGCAATGTCGCACTGGGCAGACGTGCCCTTTCCGCATCGTCCACTGGATCCAGCAATACGGCCATTGGCAATGATGCAATGGTTTCTGCGGGCAGTGGCAGCAGCAATACCGCGCTTGGCGGCAACACTCTTCAAAACAACACAACCGGCTATCAGAACACCGCTGTCGGAAGATTTGCTCTAACTGCCAACCAGGACGGTTTCAATAACAGTGGGGTTGGTCGCTATGCACTCGGTAGCTGCACGTCAGGCGCTGGCAACGCAGCCATTGGTGAACAGGCTTTATACGGACTGACAACAGCAAACTACTGCTCAGCCCTTGGCACTGGTGCTCTCTCAAGCAACTCGACCTACAGCAACTGTGCTGGTGTCGGCTACAACGCGCAAGTAACAGCCGCAAACCAGGTCCAGCTTGGTGATATCTATACTACGACCTATGCCTATGGTGCCGTTCAGAACCGATCCGACGAAAGAGATAAAACCGACATTCGGGACACAGTGCTCGGCCTTGACTTCATCAAAAATCTTCGGCCTGTTGATTTTCGTTGGAACTACCGCGAAAGTTACAAGGAAACAATAGAACGTGAAGAAACCTACATTGATGAAAACGGAGAAGAGCGGACCCGAATCAATATTGATGTGATTGAGCATCCGCAAAATGGCAGCAAAAAGGGTAGTCGCTATCACCATGGTCTGATCGCACAAGAGGTTAAATCGGCCTGTGATGCGGCTGGTATTGATTTTGGTGGCTATCAAGATCACAACATTAAAGGCGGTGAAGATGTGCTTTCTATCGGCTACGAAGAACTTATTGCACCACTGATAAAGGCTGTTCAACAGCTGTCAACCGAAGTTGAACAGTTAAAATCTTTAATTAACTAAAAAATTCAAGCATTTGATAACACGCGACTTAGCCGACCACTAACCCACTTTACCCTCCTTTTAGAACAATGATCGCACTTATCCGTCCTATCCTTTTCTCCTTTCTTAACAGCGAGAAAGTAAAGCGCCTTATTGTTGATCTGCTCCGTAAACTTGCTGAGCAAACCGACAACACTGTCGATGACCAAGCTGTTGATTTCATCGAGCGTGGTCTCTTCGGCGGCTGATGGACTTGGGAGCACCTCCGGTACTGCCGGTTCTAAGGCTCCCTGA